CCGGCAGCGTCCTGACCTGCTCGACCACCTGCAGGTAGCCGGTCGGGGTGTTGAGGTCGCAGCCGTCCTTGGACAGCCACATGGCCAGGTGTCCGGCCTGGTGCTGGTGCTTCCAGGCTGCGACGCGCCCACGCAGGCCGTGGTGGCCCTCACCGGCCAGATAAACCACGTTTCCTGCCTTGACCTTGTGGCCAGCCCATTCAGGCGTTTGTGAGGCAATTCTGAGGCACCAGTCGAGCACCACAAAGGTCTTGCCGCCGCCCGATGGGCCGTGGACCATGATCAGCGCCTGGGACTGCAGCCAACGCTTGACCAGCCAGGAGATCGGGGCCGGCTGAGCCGAAAAGTCGTCGGCTGGGATAAGCCAGTCATCTTTTGGTGGGAGCAGGAGGCTGGCCAGATCGTGGCCTGCCTGGGCATAATCGTTTGCGTCTCCATCGATTGGCGGCATGACCATCCTCGCTCCAAATTTGGCCGAGGCCTGCTCTGCATACCGCTGCCCAACTCCTGACTTGTCGTTGTCGGCCACGATGACAATGTCTTGGCTCGCGCCATACATCTCGCGCAGGATGCCTGTCACCGGCACCAGACTGCTGGCGCTGTAGGCCACGATCACCGGCCTGTTGGTCGTCTCATGGATGGTCGCTGCCGTTGCGAATCCCTCGGCCACGAACAACGTGCCAGGCTCATCCAGTGAGCCTACCATCCAGAACTTTCCTCCTGTCTGGCCACCTGGGTGGTACAGCTTGCCTCCGTCGTGCGAGATGTACTGCAGGGTGGCCAGGGTGCCGTCTTGCCCATACAGCGGCACAACCAGGCGACCGTCGCCGGTCACGCGCGCCCCATGCACGCCGATGCCCTTGCGCGCCAGGTATGGGTGCTCTGGGCTGGCTGTCTGGGCCGAGGTCCATATCGTCTCCACGGTCGCCGCGGCCACCTCGTGCTTGCGCTCCAGCTCAGCGTCGCGCAGCGCCTTGGCCTCGGCCATGCGCCTTGCGTGCGCCATCTCCTCGGTTGCTGTCAGCTTGCGCCCGACCTCTGCACGCCATGTAACCTCGACACCTGCGCGCCAGCAGCCAAAGCGACCAGCCGGCACACCGTCGCCGAACACTAGGTACCAGCCTGGCTTGTCACCTCCGTGACTGCCGCTACCCTTTGTGCCGGACTTGAACCTGTGAATCTTTCCGTCCAGCAGCAGCTCGTCTGGCGGCTCCAGGCCGGCCGCCAGCATGGCGTCGCGCAGTTGTTCTTCAGGTGGTGCGATTCTCTTTTCTGGTGGTGGTGACCAGGGACCGCCAAGGACGTTGGAGAGGTCAGCCATGTGCCGCTGCCTCCTGCCGTGTCAGGTAGTCCGACAGCGCCTTGACCGTCTCGTACAGGGGCTTGGACTCGTCCTGCATGAAACGGTAAACGGTCGCAGGATGCACGCCGGCATTCTCGGCCACCCTCTTCAGGTTGGCGTCTTCCAGCCGTTTCTTGATTTGCTCAACAGTCATCATAAGTTGCACCTCTGAAAATATTTTTGCGGGGGTGCTTGCACTGTACCAGATTTCTGGTTTAAGATGCAACCACTGCGCGAAAGGAATCGCCCGAAGGCGCAGCAACCCAAGAAGGAGAGCCAACATGGCAATCAACGTAAAGACCACCGGCAGCCTGGCTGCCAACGGTGTGAAAGTCCTGGTCTATGGCCAGGCCGGCGCAGGCAAGACCTCGCTGATCAAGACCCTCCCCAGCCCCATCGTGCTGTCGGCTGAAGGCGGCCTGCTGTCCATTCAGGACGCAGACCTGCCCTTCATCGAGATCGCATCGATGACCGATCTGCAGGAGGCTTACAAGTGGCTGACCGAGGCAGAAGAGGCCAAGGCATTCAAATCGGTGGCGCTTGACTCCATCAGCGAGATCGCCGAGGTGGTGCTCAACACTGAGAAGAAGGCCACCAAAGACCCACGCCAGGCCTACGGTGCGATGCAGGAGCAGATGGCCGACATCATTCGGGCTTTCCGCGATCTGCCTGGCCGCCACGTCTACATGAGCGCCAAGCTGGAGAAGACGCAGGACGAGATGGGCCGGGTTCTGTACGCGCCCTCGATGCCTGGCAACAAGACCGGACAGGCGCTGCCCTACTTCTTTGACGAGGTGCTGGCGCTGCGTGTGGAGAAGGATGGCGACGGCAACACCCAGCGCGCCTTGATGTGCGACAGCGATGGCCTCTGGCTGGCCAAGGACCGCAGCGGCAAGCTGGACATGTGGGAAGCGCCGGACCTGAGCGCAGTGTTTGCAAAGATCGGAGGCAAGTAATCATGGCCATCAAAAAACCAGCACCACAGGCCGCTGCACCTGCGCCAAGCACCACGATTCAAAACTGCAGCATTGTGAACACCAGCGCAGCCAACGAACACACACGCGCCGCAGTTGAAGCACTGGCTGCTGCAGCAAAGGCAAACGCCGAGGCCATCACCGCGATTGCGAACTCACTTAAGGGTTCGCCTGCAACGATGCAATATGGAATCAACATCGGGAGCCAATCATGAAGACGATGGAGCAAATGGCAGCCGAATGGCTGGAGGCCAAAGAGGCCGAGCGTGTGGCAGTCGAAAAGCGCCGCGACCTTGAGGACTCCATGCGCAAGGTTGCCAGCATCCGTGACGACACCGAAGGCACTGAGACACTGGCGCTCGAAGGCTTTCGGGTCAAGGTCGTCGGCCGCATCGACCGCAAGGTTGACGCCGACAAGGTGCAGGAGCTGGCCGCCGAGCACGGTCTGACCGATCACCTCTCGACGCTGTTCCGCTGGAAGCCGGAGATCAACATGGCCATCTGGAAGGCCGCCGACGAGTCCATCTCCAAGCCGCTGGCAGCAGCAATCACGGCCAAGCCTGGCCGCCCTTCTTTCACCATCGAACCCACAACCACCAAGGAGTAATCATCATGGCTTTTCTCGGACAAACTTTCGACGCAAACGAACTGCCCCAGGGCAATGGCGGCAACTTTGAGCCGCTGCCTGAAGGCAACTACAACGCCACGGTCACCCAGGCAGAACTCAAGCCAACCAACGACGGCACCGGCCAGTACATCAAGCTGCGCCTGGACATCACCGGGCCGAGCCACCAGGGCCGGGTGATCTTCTCGAACCTCAACATCAAGAACGCGAGCGCCAAGGCCGAGGAGATTGGCCGCCAGCAGCTTGGCGACATCATGCGCGCCATCGGCCTGGCCAAGGTGACCGACACCGACCAGCTCATTGGCGGCAACCTGAACATCAAGCTGTCGATCCGGTCAGCGCGCACGGATGAGAAGACGGGCAAGACCTACGAGGCCAGCAACGAGGTCAAGGGTTACCGCGCCATCAACGGTGGCGCTGCGCCTGCTTTCCAGGCCGCTGCACCGGCTGCTGCGCCAGCAGCATCTGCGCCTGCCAAGGCCGCACCGCCCTGGGCCAAGAAGTAAGCAGAGAAAAGCCCCAGCCTCGTGAGAGGACTGGGGAAACCTCAATGGCAACCACTCAGAAGGAGACCGGGCACCATGAAGATACCCGAGCCAAATCATAGCATCCAGGGTCTGATCGACAAGCACCACGAGTCGCAGACCGAGCCGCCCAGGCCGCACATGGGCTGCAGCCAGTTGGGTCACCCATGTGACAGGTGGCTGTGGCTGTCGTTTCGCTGGGCCGTGCAGCCCAAGTTCCCTGGCCGCATCCTGCGCCTGTTCAGGCGTGGCCAGATGGAGGAGGCCACCATCGTGTCGGACCTGCGCGCCATCGGCCTCGATGTGCGTGGCTCCGGCCGGCAGCAGACGCGCGTGGACTTCGGTGCGCATGTGTCTGGCAGCATCGACGCCATCATTGAGTCAGGCGTGCCTGAAGCGCCCAAGAAGCGCCACGTGGCCGAGTTCAAGACGCACAGCAAGAAGTCCTTTGACGACCTGCTCAAGGCCGGTGCTGTGGCCAGCGCCAAGCCTGAGCACTTCGTTCAGATGCAACTCTACATGCACGGCCTGCAGATCGACCGGGCCTTGTACGTGGCCGTCTGCAAGGACGACGACCGCATCTACACCGAGCGCGTGAGATACGAGCAGGATGTGGCCGAGAGGTACATCGAGCGAGGCCGCAGGCTGGCGATGGCCGACCGCATGCCCGAGCCGATCAGCACGGACCCATCCTGGTACCAGTGCAAGTTTTGCGACGCGCACGAGTTCTGCCACGAGACCAAGACCACCAAGCACGTGAACTGCCGCACCTGCGCGCACAGCACGGCCAAGGACGACAGCACCTGGCGCTGCGAACGCCACGACGCTGACGGCATTCCGGTGGACTTCCAGCGCCAGGCCTGCGACAGCCACGTGCTGCATCCTGACCTGGTGCCCTGGCAGCGCAAGGACGGCCTGGACGACTGGACGGCCGTCTACGTCATCGAAGGCCGCGATGTGGCCAACGGTGAAGGCGACGCGCACGTCTACACCAGCAAGGAGATTCTGGCCAACCCCAAGATGTGCAGCCTGGGTGACGAGTATTTCGAGGAGCTGCGCGCAACTTTTGACGCGAGGATTGTGGGATGAACACCGACAGAGAACTAATGCAGCAGGCGCTGGAGAAGTTGGAATTCTTCGCGCACACAAAAAGCGTCTCAGAAGACACCAGAAGGCTGATCACCGCCCTGCGCGAGAGGCTGGAGCAGCCAGAGCAAAAGCCATTCTGCTATCACGATGGGCGCAACATCGTCGGCAAAGAGTACGCACATCACTGTGACGTTTTTCCGCTTTACACCGAGCAACAGCCCGCACAGCAGCCGCTGACGGATGATCGCGTTTGGCTTGAGTACATGCAGCTATGGCCCTTTCGACTAAATGACGAGCCTACATTGGCGAAAGACATTCTGAGGTTTGCCCGAGCCATCGAAGCCGCCCACGGCATAGGAGAAAAGCCAGATGCTGCGTGAGTACCAACAGCGCACCATCGACCAGCTCTATGCATGGTTCGAGGCCGGCCACCACGGCAACCCATGCCTGGTGCTGCCGACCGGCTCCGGCAAGAGCCACATCGTCGCCGCCCTGTGCAAGGACGCCATGCAGAACTGGCCAGAGACGCGCGTGCTGATGCTGACGCACGTCAAGGAGCTGATCGAGCAGAACGCCGAAAAGATGCGCCTGCACTGGCCAGGCGCGCCGATGGGCATCTACAGTGCCAGCATCGGCAAGAAGCAGCTCGGCGAGCCGATCACATTTGCAGGCATCCAGTCGGTGCGCAGCAAGGCGCGCGAACTGGGCCACATTGACCTGGTGGTCATCGACGAGTGCCACCTGGTCAACCACAAGGACGAGGGGGGATACCGCAAGCTGCTGGGCGAACTGAAGGCCATCAACCCTGCGCTGCGGGTGGTGGGGCTTACAGCCACGCCCTACCGCCTGGGCCACGGCCTGATCACCGACAAGCCTGCGCTGTTCGACGACCTGATCGAGCCGGTCAGCATCGAGGAACTGGTCTTCAAGAACTACCTGGCACCGCTGCGCAGCAAGGTCACCAGGGCCAAGCTGGACACCACTGGCGTGCACAAGCGTGGCGGGGAGTTCATCGAGTCCGAGTTGCAGGCCGCCGTGAACACCGACGCCAACAACCTGGCCGTGGTGCAGGAGGTGATCGAGCTGGCTGGCGAGCGCAAGGCCTGGCTGTTCTTCTGCGCTGGCGTCAAGCACGCCGAGAACGTGGCCTTCGTCCTGAGCACGATCCACGGCATCCCTGCGGCCTGCGTGACTGGCGAGACGCCCAAGAAGGAGCGCGAGCAACTCCTGGCCGACTTCAAGGCTGGCCGGCTGCGCGCCCTGACCAATGCCAACGTGCTGACCACCGGCTTCGACTATCCTGACATCGACCTGATCGCCATGCTGCGCCCTACCATGAGCGCCAGCCTTTATGTCCAGATGGCAGGCCGAGGGATGCGTGTCAAGAGCCACGCCGACCACTGCTTGGTGCTGGACTTCGCTGGCGTGGTGGCCACGCATGGTCCGATCACTGCTGTGCAGCCGCCCAAGAAGGCTGGAGAAGGCAATGGCGAGGCACCAGTGAAGGTCTGCGATAACTGTGGCGAGCTGTGCGCCATTGCAGCGCGCGTGTGCTCGGCCTGTGGCCATGCCTTCCCAGAGCCTGAGAAGCGCAAGCTGGAACTGCACCAGGACGACATCATGGGCCTCGAAGGCAAAGACCTGGATGTGACGAGCTGGAACTGGCGCAGGCACATCAGCAAGGCCAGTGGCAAGGAGATGCTGTCATGCACCTACTATGGCAGCCTGTCCGACAGACCGATCACCGAGTACCTGCCTGTGATGCACGATGGGTATGCAGGCGACAAGGCCATGCGCCAACTGATGACGATGGCCACCTCATCTGGTGCGAATCTAGCCCAGGCCACGCACATGGAAGGCAGCGAAGGGCTGGAGTACCTGGCAGTGCAGATGAGCAACAGCCAGCCGCCGATCAGCATCGAGTACAAGATGGACGGGAAGTTTCACCGTGTTTTAAAGAGGAGTTGGGCATGATCGAAATAAATGAACATCTGGCACGCGCTGCTGCGTGCGAGTCTGTCACGCTGCCAGCAGCGATGTGGCTGGAAGTGCTGTGGGAGCTGCAGAACAGACGCGAGAACGAGCTGCTCTACATCGGGCCGTTTTACCTGAAGAGCTACGACCAGGACAGCTTCTGGCTTGGCCATGAAAGTGGCGAGGGTATGCAAGTGCGCAGTCACCGTGTGTTGGAGGTCTTCAACGAACTGTGGAAGGAGTTTTGAGTGAGAGGCCGCGCCCTGCCGCACTATGGCAAGCTGGGTGTGACCAGCTTACCCAGTGAGGTCAAGACCATCTGGTACAGCCGGCACATCGAGCCAGAGCCGTGCGAGCCGATTGATTTCTGGTGGCCGACGCAGACCGATCCTGATCTGTGGATCAGGCAGGACTTTGCGCGCCGCCTGGTGGCCATCACGCCTCTGACAGAGCAGGAGGAGCAGGCTGTCATCCTATGCGTGCTGGACAACCACACGCTGCGCGAGGCAGGCGAGGTGATGGGCCGGACGCAGGAGCGTGTGCGCCAGATTCTCATGAAGGCGATGCGCAGGTTTCGCAAGCACCAGTCAGAGCTGACTGGCGTGCCGATGTGGGAATTGGACGACAGGGTGATGCCCTGGTTTTGGTGGCGACATGAACAAAGGAGAGAACGTGACAAGACCGCAAGAACCTGAATTTCTGATCCAGTGGCGTGAATGGATGCGCGCCGGGCCACCCAAGTGCTGCCACACCTGCGAGCACTACGGTGTGGACGGCCTGTGCGTGGAGTTCTTCATGAAGCCGCCAGAGGACTTTGCGGCCACCGTGGACGAGTGTGCGGATTGGGAAATGGAAATACCGTTTTGACCGCCGAGCGCATCCCTACCGAACACGAAGAGCAGCGCGAGCTGGTGCGCTGGTTTCGCCAGAGCTGGCCAAGCGTGCGCATCTTTGCCATCCCCAACGGTGGCGCGCGCAGCAAGGCCACTGCTGGCCGACTGAAGGCCGAAGGCGTGGCCTCTGGCGTGCCGGACCTGTTTGTGCCGGCCTGGAGGCTTTGGGTTGAGATGAAGCGCACCAAAGGCGGCAGCCTCAGTCCAGAGCAAAAGGACTGGATTAAATATCTGGAAAGTGTGGGATTCTGTTGTATAGTGGGAAAAGGTGCGGAAGATGCCAAGCAGCAGATCAGCGCCTTTTCATCAACCAACAGAGAGAACCCATGACCCAAGAACAAGCCGCACCGACCCAGGTGCAGATTCCTGGCGACAGCCAGATCACCGTGCAGCTCACGCTGGCCAAGGTGCAGCAGCTCGTCCTGGTGCTGCAAAAGCAGCCCTTCGAGATCGTCTCTGGCTTCCTGCCGGAGATTTTGATGCAGGCCAACTCCCAGGTGGCCAGCATCATGATCAACGCCAAGACCGAGCAGCAGGAGGCCAAGGAATGAGCACGCGCATCTATGTGGTGACCGACACCGAGACCAACAAGCACCGCCTGATTCGCGCAGCCAACCAGGCCCAGGCCATCAAGTACGCCGCCTCGACCAGGTTCGACATTGAGGTGGCCGGCCAGGACGATCTGGTGAGCCTGCTGACGCACGGCATCCCTGTCGAGTTGGCCACCGGCCAGGCCACGGCCGACATGTTCGAGGATGCTGCCATCACCAACGCTGGCGGGACTGACTGATGGACGCGCCGACCACTTCTAAGTCGTCGGCCTCTGCTACCAAGGATCGTTACATGACGATCCGGATTCCGGCAGATGTCGAGCTGGCGCTTCGCCGCCAGGCCGATGCAGACACCAGGACGCTGGCCGCCCAGGTGCTGCACTACATCAAGCAGGGGCTGGCCAGCCAGCAGCAGGAGGACGCATGAAGAGACGCCTGCGCATGAGTGTTGACTGGTTCCCACGCCGCTGGCCGTACTTTGCCATCGGTTTCGACCTTGGCGAGTTCAAGTTGTACCTGTGGATCGTCGAGATTGAAATCTGGAGGTCGTACTGATGAAGTGCCCTGTCTGCGGCACCTGGACGCTGGTGAAGGAAACTCGCCAGCGTGCAGAGAACGCCAAATACCGCCGCTACGAATGCGCCAATGAGCATCGATTCACAACGCTGGAGAAGGTGGAAAAGATCATCGTTGCGAAAAAGGCAAAAAACTAGGGTTTGTCTGTATCAATTAAATTGTGGGAAATCGTGGTAAGATGCAGTCATCGCAACCAACTGGCAAGGAGCCGAACGTGAAGCAAACGCAACAAACGCAACAACCAGCATGGCTGGCCAAACGGGCCAGTCTGCTCAATCCTGACTGGAAGTATGTTCCGGCAGCATCTACCAACATCCTGGATCGCTTTCGCGCAATGGGCTGGGTGCCACCTTCGGAGGTCAAAAATGGAAAAGCTGTTTAATGTCCTGCTGGCCCTCCTGATCGGCACCGCCTTGGCCATCCTGATGATGGAGTGGTTTGTCGGCTGCGGTGAGACCTACATCGACTCCAAAGGCGAGCGCCACAAGTACGCCTGCATGTTCTTGGACCTGAAGTGAGCTGCTGCAACCTCAAGAAGATGGCCAGCGCCATGCTGGTGGTGCTGGCCGCAATACTGGTAGTTTGCCTTTGGATCGTCCTGATCGCGGCATCTGCTGCCCTGGCACCAGATAGGCGCATCATCGACTGCAGCATGGCTTCATTCCACCCAGACTTCACGCCAGCCATGCGAGAGGCGTGCCGTAAAAGATGACCTGCAATCAAAACTGTCGCCAGGGCCGGGACTG